GCTGCTATTCTGCGTGTTCTAGAGCCTCTAAAAGACCTTAGAACAACTGTTTGTTATATAACTCCTGAACTTGATTACCTTTCGTCTGAGGCAAAGAAAAGAAACAAAGTTCACTTTAATATATTGCAAGAATTTACTCGTTCTGGTATGATAGATGAGATGATACTGTTTGACAACGAGATTGCTTTAGATAACTTCGGACATGGATCAATTAAAGAATATTATGACCAAGTAAATCATTATTACTATTCAGCTATACACATGAATAATTTCTGTAAAAATGTCCAACCAGTATTCGGAGAACATCACACACCAAAAGAAGTATCTAGGATAACCACACTTGGCTTGGGCCATTTGGATGATAATTCAGAAAAGTTATTATTTCCACTTGACAACATCACAGAGACTTGTTACATTATAAATGTGAGCGAGGAGGACCTCAACACAAATGATGACGTAATACCATCCATTAAGGACATGGCTACCATCAATAAAGAAAAAACAAGAGAGACCTCGTTCGCTGTGTATCAAACTCCACATGAAACACACTTCTATGTGAAGCACTTTACACACTTTATACAAAAAAAGTAATAAAAAACCCTTGACAACAACAAGTAAAAATGTTACATTATAAAGGTAATCAAAAACGATTACAAAGAACTCATACAACAATGGAGGAAAAATGAGTATCACTAACCAATTCCAAGTAAACACCGTTACTTTTACCAAAGCCGATGGAACCCAACGAACTATGAACTACATTAGTTTTTCGGATCTTCCACAAGGCTTTGCTAATCAACGAACCTTGGCACCTGGCTTTGAGGTAGTTTGGGATGTTGATAATAATGCTTTCCGTACGATTAATTTTAATCGACGTGTCGGAAACATTCAAACCGCTACTCGCCAAGTAACTATTACTCGCGCATAAACCCCATAGAGAGTTTTGCTGGTTTCTCATGCAAAAAACCTTCACTTTTTTACTTGACAACACTTGACTAACATGTTATATTATGAATGGACGTAAGGTTAAGACCCTGCGTACCTTAGTGATTAAACACAAAAAAATAGCAACTATAAGGAGACTAAATTATGGCTATTAATATCGAAGCAATGCGTGCTAAACTGAACGCATCCCAAAACGGGAAAAACGCTAACTCAACTCCAAGTTTTCGTTGGCGACCAAGTGAAGGAGATCAAGCAATCCGTATCCTACCTACTTCGGATGGCGACCCCTTTAAGGAGTTTCACTTTCACTATAACGTAGGTAAAAATCCTGGTATTCTTTGTCCAAAGAAAAATCATGGGGAAGATTGTCCTATCTGTGAGTTCGCATCGTCACTTTGGCGAGACGGAGTACAGAATGATGATAATACTCTAAAGCAAGAAGCTAAAAAACTTTTTGTTCGTAAACGATACTATTCACCTATTATCGTTCGTGGCAAAGAATCTGAAGGCGTAAAGATTTGGTCTTACGGAAAAACAGCATATGAAACTTTGCTTGGTTATGTCCTTGATCCTGATTATGGAGACATTACCGATCCTGAGAGTGGAACTGACATTGTTTTAAATTATAATGTTCCAGGAACTCCGGGTTCTTTTCCTAAGACTACACTAAAGCCTCGTCGAAGACCATCGGTCCTCTGTGATGATGATGTAGCAAACTGTGAAGAGCTACTAGATTCTATCCCAGAAATCGAGTCACTCTTTGATAGAAAGTCCACCTCCGATGTGCAAGCAATGCTTGACGACTTCTTGTCCTCCGATTCGTCCTCCGAAAGTCGCTCAAGTGAGACCCAAAAGTACTCTGATAATAGTGGTGGTTTAGACGAGGCATTTCATAACTTTATGAAAGATGATTGAGTCATAGTCCTCCTGTGAGAAGGTTTTTGCCGTCCTCCTTCTGTTGTTGTGTTGTGTTGATTAAAAGGACGGCCCCTTTCTTACTGCTGAGACACAGTATAAAATGTCTCAATTTTTTTTAATAATGAGGAAATAAAAATGAAATATGTTATTATGAGTGCCGCACTGATTGCATGTAGCGGTGAAAAAGAAGACTCTGCAGAAGACACTTCAGCCGTGGAAGAAGTAGAAGAAGTTGAGGAGTCTGAAGAAACTGAATCTTCCGAAGAAACTGAAACTGAAGAATCAGAAGAAACCGAGGAGACTACAGAAGAATAAATACACCAAGGAGGTTAAATGGGGAGTGTACTAAAAATGTCATCTAAGGCAGGCAAAATTGATCTATCAGCCATGAAAAAAAGGATCAATAAATCTGTGGGCATGGATGTTGCTCATGATCTTAATGAAGACAATCCGACTGCGGTTACTGAGTGGATTCCCACTGGTTCCCGTTGGTTAGATTCGATCATTTGCAGAGGAAAACTTGCTGGTATTCCAGTAGGTAAGATCATCGAAATCGCTGGTCTTTCTTCTGCCGGTAAGTCTTATATGGCTTGCCAAATCGCTGCAAATGCTCAGAGTATGGGACACTTCGTTGTATACTTTGATGCTGAGTCTGCAATTGACCCCTTGTTCCTAGAACAAGCAGGTATAAATGTAAATGATGATTTCATGTACGTTCAGGCAGTCTCAGTGGAGAAAACTCTAGAAACAATTGAAATGTTAATGTCGGATTATCCTGACAACCAGTTCTTGTTTATCTGGGACTCTATTGCAGCAACTAGTTCTGAGAAGGAACTAGAGGGTGATTTTAACCCACAAAGTTCAATGGCGGTCAAGCCTCGCATCTTTGCTCGTGCTTTTCCAAAACTTACCGTTCCCCTCGCAAATCAGCAATGTACGCTGTTGCTCATTAATCAGCTGAAGACAAACATTACCAGTAATGTTGCCGAGGCATTGACAACTCCATACATCGCTCCCGGCGGTAAGGCCATTGAATACTTCTCCTCGTTGCGAATCTGGCTCACCAAACGAAAGGCGAAAGCCGCTTATGTTACTGATGAGACAGGTGTGAGAAAAGGCTCTGAAGTGAAGGTCAAGATTGAGAAATCTCGATTCGGATCTGAGGGTCGAACCTGTGGCTTCAAAATTCTTTGGGGCGACGAGGTTAGGATACAAGATGAAGAATCTTGGTTGGAAGCTATCAAGGCTTCTGGGACTGATCGCTTTAAAGTTGGTGGCGGTTGGTGTTATCTGAAAGACTCGCAAGGTAATGAGACAAAGTTTCGAGCCGCCAACTGGCTACAGAAACTAGATGATCCATCGTTCAAACAAACAGTCTTTGACATTATGGACGAAGAGATTATCAAAAAGTTCGATACTGAAGGAAAAAACTTCGGAGTCGATGAAGAATAAGAATCATGTTTTGATTTATTCATATTATTACTCCTTTGCCCCCTTGGTTAATTCCTTGGGGGTTTTTTATTGTTTTTGCTTGACAAATTATATTATTGTGTTAGATTACTTATAGGAGGACAAAATGAATAAAATTAAATTTGCTGATGTTGTATCTGATTTATCATGGGGCGACACAGGAAAAGGAAAAGTCACCTCTTATCTTGCAAAGATTGGAGATTATGACTTTGTTTGTAGATGGGCCGGAGGCAATAATGCTGGCCATACAGTGTTTGTTGATGGCAAGAAATATAAAACCCATCTCATTCCAAGCGGTGTTTTTCACGGAATAAAGTCCGTTATAGGACCTGGTTGTGTTGTACACCCAGTTTCGTTTATGAAAGAGATCAACTATCTTAAAGATAATGGCTTTGACACTTCTCTTGTTAAGGTGTCACCCAAGGCACATATAGTACAAGATTCTCATATCAATTATGACTCTCAGAATCTCTCTAGAAGACTTGGAACTACTTCCAAGGGTATTGCTCCATGTTATGCTGATAAGATGGCTAGAACTGGAATTAGAGCCTCTCAAGTACTACCAGAGGAATATCTGTGGGATGAAAAACTATATGGAAAGATCTTATGCGAAGGTGCTCAAGGATTCTACTTGGACATTGACTATGGAAACTATCCTTATGTAACCTCATCAACCACCTTGCCTTATGGTGCTTGTTCTCTTGGGATACCACCACAAAAGATTAGAAAGATCTTTGGAATCTGTAAAGCATACGATACAAGATCAGGTATCGACCCTGATTTTCCACCAGAATTGCTAGATGATCCAGAGTTAACTTTGATTGGTGATCTTGGTCAAGAATATGGAGTTACGACTGGTCGTAGAAGGACTGTTAACTGGCTGAATGTTGACAAGCTGGCGCATGCAATTGAGATGACAGGTGTAACCCATTTGGTTGTTAATAAGTGCGACATCCTGAAAGAAGCTGGTATATTTAGGATCATCGAGAGTGGAGAGCCTGTAACGGCTCCTGACTTTAAACAATTTAAACAACTAATAAAAAGAGAAATAGATAGCTGTGATCATATGATTGAGGAGATTATCTTTTCGGAAGATCCAGAGGTATTGTAAATTTTGAGATGAAGAAAGTATTGGTTAAACAAAAGTTTTGTGAAAATAATTTTTTAGCATTCTTGTCGGAGGAAAATGACAAAAAGTTTATTGTCAGATTAGCAATGAATGTTGACATTATTATGCATTTCCCAAAAGAAACTCATGAGTATGAAATATTGGAGGAACAATGAGTAAAGTTGGCTGAAATGTTCAATTGCTCTCGTGGTGCTATTGTTAGTGCGATAAAGAAATATAAAAACGTAACATAAGGAGAAATAATGAAGAAAACAGTAATGTTAATAGACGGCTTAAACGCCTTCCTCAGATCATACATCGTCAATCCAACGCTTGATGTACACGGCAACCCTATCGGTGGCTGTATCGGTTTTCTAAAATCCCTACAGAAAGTTTGTAGTCGATTTAATCCCAGCGAGGTTATTGTTTGTTGGGATGGTCATGGAGGATCAGAAAGTCGAAAAAGAATGAATAAAGATTATAAACATGGCAGAGCACCAGTTAGATTTAACAGAAGACTCATAGACTTACCACCAGAAAAACAAGATGAGAACAAGGCATATCAACTCATAAGACTGATGGAATACCTTAATGAGATGGCAGTTATGCAAATCGTAATTGATCACGTCGAGGCCGATGACATCATATCGCTGGTAACCAAAAATCCATATTATGACAATTGGAAAAAGATAATCATTTCTTCTGATAAAGATTTCTTTCAGCTATGTTCGGATGATACTTGTGTCTATAGACCGATTCAAGATAAAGTTGTTTGCAAGCAAGATATCTTAGACGAATTTAGCATTCATCCCAATAATTTTGCATTAGCTAGGGCAATTGTTGGAGACAAATCAGATAACCTAGAAGGTGTAGCCGGAGCAGGGCTAAAAACAGTTGCCAAACGTTTTCCTTTTCTGTCATTACCTGATGAATTTGATACAGAAACCATCATTAAGAATTGTCATATGGCCTCCAAGAAACTTAAGCTACATGAAGGTATTATCAAGATGGAGAGTAGAATAAGAAGCAATTATCAGATTATGCAACTTAAACATCCGCAAATTTCTATTCAAGGAAAAATGCGTGTTGATTACGTCATTAAAAATTTCGAACCTGAATTTAAGAAGATGAATTTTATAAAGATGCTATTTGAGGACGGAGTTGGGCATCTTAATTTTGATGGTCTTAATACTGTATTAAAAAATATCAAAAGACCTTGACAAATCAAGAAAACAAAGTTATATTTAAAAAACAACAACAACTGGAGGAAAAATGCACAGCGAGACAACAGAAACATTTTTAAAGTTTGGGAAGTCATTCCAAGAAAACTTATGCCAACTGATGCTCGATGACCGCCCATTCTGCGATCAGGTTGCAGAGGTTATTGACGTATCATTTTTCGAGCTTAGGTATTTGCAAGTTTTCTGTGAGGTACTATTAAACTACAGAGAAAAGTATCGAAGTCATCCAAATCATGAAATTATGATGACAGAACTTAAGTCAGGACTACAGCACCAAGATAAGGTCGTTGCTGATCAGGTTCGTAATTTCTATACTAGGGTCTACAAGTCCGAGGGTGTCAGAGAACCTGACTATATTAAAGATAAAGCAATTGACTTCTGTCGTAAACAAGTACTGAAAGAAGCAATGATGAAATCTGTAAAGCTTCTGAAGTCATCATCTTTTGACGATATATCAAAAGTAATCCAAGATGCAATGAAGCTTGGAACTGATAATAACTTTGGTCATGATTATCACAAAGATGCTCTTCGAAGATTTGAGAGGATTGATCGAGCACCAGTTTCTACTGGCTGGGAACGCCTTGACGATATCTGTAAGGGCGGTTTAGGCAAGAATGAACTTGGTGTTGTTATTGCTCCAACCGGTGCTGGTAAGTCAATGGTTCTTGTTCACCTTGCTGCTGAGGCACTAAAGCAGGGAAAAACAGTTGTGTATTATACACTAGAACTTAAGGATACCGTAGTTGGTGGACGATTTGATAGTGCTATCACAAAAGTTCCACTAAATGAGTTAATGGAGCAGAAAGAAATGGTCATAGACATGATCCAAGATATTGATGGGTCACTAATTATTAAGGAGTATCCAACAAAATCAGCCTCTGTCCAGACTATCAGAGGGCACATTGACCGTCTTATCAAAAGAGGTATCAAGCCCGACATGATTCTAGTGGATTACGCTGATCTCTTGAGGCCATCTAGATCAACAGGCGAAAAGCGTCACGAACTTGAGGAGACATATGAAAGCCTTCGAGCACTTGCTCAGATCTATGAAATGCCTGTTTGGACTGCTTCTCAAACGAACCGTGGGGGCCTTAACGCAGAAGTTATCACAATGGAAGCAATCAGCGAAGCTTTTAATAAGTGTTTTGTTGCTGATTTCATTTTTTCGCTTTCGCGAACTGTTACGGACAAGCAAGCAAACAAGGGTCGTATTTTTATTGCGAAAAATCGAAATGGTCCTGATGGCTTGGTGTTTCCTTGTTTTGTCGATTGGTCTGACGTTACAATCAAGGTCCTCGACAAAGAAGAGAAGAGTGAAGGAATGCAATCGACAGGAGATGCCCTGTCGTACCTCAAAGACAAATATAATGAAATGAAATCTAAGTAAAGGAGATTAAGATGGATTTAGAAAAGAAAATATTATCAGACATTACCGTGCATATGAAATATGCTAGGTATTTGGACGATGGTAAACGTAGGGAAAATTGGCATGAGTTAGTTACTCGCAATATGAATATGCATATTGATAAATTCCCAGATCTTGCAGACGAGATCAGAAAAAACTATCAGATGGTTTACGACAAGAAAGTTCTTCCTTCAATGCGCTCAATGCAATTCGGAGGTAAGCCAATCCAAGTTTCTCCTAATAGAATCTTTAATTGTGCTTTCTGTCCAATTGATGATCCTCGTGTATTCGGTGAGATTATGTTCCTTCTTCTCGGAGGAACCGGTGTTGGATTCTCAGTCCAAAAACATCACGTTGACAAACTCCCAGAGATTCACAGGCCATCAACAAAAAGGTCTAGGAGATTTCTTATTGGAGACTCAATCGAAGGCTGGGCTGATGCTGTAAAAGCACTTGTTATTTCTTACTTTAAAGGAACATCAAAGCTAAGGTTTGACTTCA